TATTTAGTTGACATTGGAGGTGACAATTTAATTTGAATAGAACCTTGTGTAACTAAAAAGTAATTTCGATAGTTTAATTCATATCGAAATGGTGTAACTACTCCAGCAGACCCTAATATAACATCATAATTACAATTTGATACCATATATGGTCTAATAAATGCATCGTTATATTGAAATTGTTTTATAAGTCCAGTTTCAGATAAAAAATCTTGATTATTTTCAGAAAAGAAAGAACTGTCTGTATCATCTGTAAATAGTTTTATCGCTGTTTGAAACTGCAATGGAACATAAATTTCACTATCATAATTTTGGTCATTACTATTTCTAATATTTATATCAAATGCTTTATAGTTTGATAATATAGCATCTTTATTAGTAGATTGAACTATTTTATCATTTTCAAAATCAAAAATAACAGGTTGCCGAATATCACAAATTTCTTCTAATTTATCTTTAGATGCGTTATCTAGTTCATATATTTCTAAATCATTGCTTAATTTTAAATGAAATTGGATATGAAGATAGATAAATAATACTAGACAAAAAATAAAAATAGTTAAAAATATTTTCATTAACTTAATAACAAAATAGACTAATATTTTGTTATTATTACTCAGTAATCTATACAACTTCTTCAACATTTAATTCAATAATAGTTGAACTATCTAGTTTCTCATCTAATTGTTCAGAACTCATATTTTTGCATAATTCATGTTGTATCATTTTTTTTAAATTAAAACCACTAAACCCTCCTTCTTGAGATAATTCTATAAAATTGGATGCATTAAACCCTGTTGTATTAAAATTTATTGGGCAATCAGTTTCTTCATCTTCCTCTTGTTCGTTTATAAATCTTGGCGAGTCGTTAAAGATAATATTTACTAGTTTATTATTTGTATCCATAGTAAAAGATTGCAATTTTAATAACAGCTCTTTCAATTCTGCAATTTCAGATTTAATTGTAGCCAAATCGGGTGTCTCTTTCATTTCTTTTAGCTCTTTTAGTTCTTTCATTTCCTTTGTAAATTTATCTAAAGTAACATAGTTTTGCAAAATATGTAGTGGTACTGAAGGTACTGAAGGTACTTGGGCTACTTGGACTGGTTGCACTGGTTGAACTGGTGCGGCTACTTGCACAGGTCTTTTTTCCAATACTTCTATTCTTTTAACAATACTATCAAAAACTGACCCATCAACTAATTTTGAATTATCGTCACCATTAAATGTGGTAGGGTCATTAGGATTAGTTTGTATTGTTTGAACAATATTTTCAACTCTTCCTAAACGTAATGTAATTAATCCAATTGCATCAGAAATTGATAATTTAGGAGCAGCTTGTTGTTGATATTGTTGCTGTTGTTGATATTGTTGTTGCTGACCAGGTCGGTTTCCTTGAATAGGTGTTGTATTAATATCCGCGCCACCAGCACGTTTACTTCTTGCTGATGCATTTGCTCTATTACCGCTCATTAAGATGAATTGTTATATTGTTTTTAAATTCTTTACGCGAGTATTCTTTTTATTTTCTTTAATTATTATAATGGATATCAAAAAGTTATGTGCTCCTGCAATAGTATATTTAGTATTTTCAATAATATCTATATTTGCCTCATTAGCTCAATCTGCTTCGCTAGGTTCAACAGTTATGCAGGCTATAATGATTATTTTTTGGACATGGCTAATACAATATTTATGTACTAATGGATATAAAACTCTTTCATGGATTTTAGTATTATTTCCAATAATTATAGCGATTATATTTATCTTATTAATTATGTCTGTAGCAGGCATTGCTTCTGTAGCAAAAATAGATACAGTTCCAATGACAACTCCACCAACTAAACGCTAAGCAATAATCTTCATAAATAATGCATCATTACATTTATAATTATGTATTGTAATATCAGATATTTTATAATCATTAATATTTTCATGAACTTGTGTAATTTCAATAGTTGGAAACTCATAACATGTATTTAATACTTGTGATTTTAATGCATCAATATGTTCTTCATAAATATGACAATTGCCAACATTATATATAAATTCATCTGCTTCTAAACCACAATGTTTTGCTAAAATGTGTGTTAAAAATGAATACGATGCAATATTAAATGGCATTCCTAATCCAACATCAGCACTTCTTTGATAAAGTGCGCATGATAATTTATTTCCATGACAAACATTAAATTGTACAAGAATATGACAAGGTGGTAATGCCATTTCATTTAACTGAACAGGATTCCAAGCACTCATTACTAATCTTCTTGAATTTCTTTGTGCTGGGTCTTTCAATGCATTAATAATATGTTGTAATTGGTCAATACCTTGTCCAGAATAATCAGTATCACAATTTTGATAAGGAGCATTAAAATGTCGCCATTGATGACCATATACTGGTCCTAAATCATTCTCCAATAAATGTTCTAATCCTCTACTATCTAAAAAACTTCTAGAAGCATTGCTTGTCCATATATGGACTTTTTGGTCAAGTAATTTTTGATTATCGGTTGAACCAGATATAAACCATAATAATTCTTTTAAACATGTTTTCCATGCAACTTTTTTACTTGTTAAAATTGGAATTGTATTATTTTTAAGAGAGAAACGCATAGTTGCTCCAAAAATACTTAAAGTATTTCCATTACGCCCCATTTCAAATGACCCATCTTGTAAAATAGTATGTATTAATTGTAAATATTGGGTTTCTTGAGTTTGTTGTTTTCTCTCTTCTTCTTCTTCTAACTCTTGTAACTTTTCTAACTCTTGTAACTTTTCTAACTCTTGTAACTTTTCTAACTCTTCTTGTTCTTTACTCATTATTTAATTATAATAAATCATTTTTAATTTCTTTTTATAAAACATATGGATACACTTGAATCGAAAAGCGGAGGTTCAAATACAGGAATTTCTGGATTTTTTTCTTATGTTTTTAATTTTGATTCAGAAACAAAATCTGAATTAATGAATATTATTCAATATGCAGTATTAGCATTAATACCTGTTGTCATTTTAAATAAAGTAATGCAGAAATTTATTCCTGAAGCAGATGAACAAAAAGGAAGTATAGAATTAGTAATTGAAATAGTCGGACAATTAATAACCATCATTTTAGGAATCTTTTTTGTGAATCGATTAATTACTTATATTCCAACATATAGTGGTATTAAATATTTAGAATTTAGTATTACTCAATTTACTTTAGCAACAATGTTAATATTACTAAGTCTTCACACAAAATTAGGAGATAAGATATCTATTATACATGATAGAGTTTCTGAATTATGGAATGGACCTAAAGAAGGCATGGAAGATGGTGATGGAAAAAAGTCAGATGGTAAAAAGAAAGGTACTGTAAAAGTAAGTCAACCTATTTCAGGACAAGGTGGAGGACAAGGTGGTGGACAAGGTGGAGGTGGACAAGGATATGGAGGTCCTGAATTAAATTCTTTATATGGTGGTGGAACTCCAATAAGTCAGTTACCAAATTCAACTACATCAACCCAACAGTTACCTGATTATAATGCCATGTATAATAAAAGTGACCAAAATCCATTAATAGGAGCATCTACTCCTGGCGATGGTATGATAATGGCTGCTAATGAAGTATTAGGTGGAAGTGCATTTGGGTCTAATTTTTAGCCAGCAATTGCATTCGCTTAGCTACGCTCAACTTTTGTAAAAGTGGATAAAGATATATTAATAATTTAATAAATATGGATAAAGATATATTATTAATTTAATAAAATATGGATATAGATATTTTATTAAAAGCACTAGATAATGATTCAAACGAACAAATTATGAAAATGTCATTAAAAAAGATTAAAGAAATGAAAATAATGATGCTAAAAGAATTAGAATTAGATTCATCAATATTAAAAGATTATTTATCTAAACTCACAGATTATCAATATATTGATGAATTAAATGATTTAAAACATGGTGCCTATATTCGATGGATATCTCTAAATGACCCAGAAAATATATATTTAACACATGGTGGTATCATTTGTGATATTAAAATTACAGATAAAGGTATTGCTATAGTATGTAAAAATTTTGCAAATAAACATTTTTATTTAAAACCAGATGAACTCATGATATTCCAAAAACTATCTAAACAAGAACAAGTTCTTTTAGCCGCACTTGATTACTTGGATTCCTGAGCTTTTCAGTAAAAATTGAAATAATTGTAATAAATAACAGATAAGTAATTAACAAACGAAATGAGTCTCCCAAAATTAATCGAGGACTGTAGATATTGCCACAAGAATCACAATATAAATAATTGTTTTAAACTAAAAAGAAAAAATGAAAAAAAGAGAGAAACAGAAGAGCATGAAAAATCCAAACAAAAATTTCCGGCGTTATGTCAGGTAACTAGTAAGAAACCACCACCACAGTTGGAGGAGCAAAGTTATGTAGATTTTGAAGAAGCATTTCTTCGCCATATGGAAGATGATATTCGATTAGACGAAACGTTGTTTCAATATTACGAAAAAAACATGACATCTTTCGAATATATTGCTTATCAGCAACTTCTTGAGCAAGATGAGAAAGATTTATGAAGGATATGTTGGGTCCATGGAACGTAGTTAGTAAATTATTTTGCTTATTGTAATTAACCTACCTTTTTTATTTCAACTAAAAAAGGTTAATTATTAGTTACAAAATAATAGCAAACATGGTAATTCATTCTGCAACATACTCAACAGGCTTATCAATCTTATAGGGTATAGTAAAAAGGTCCGAATTAAAATAATGGAATCGAAGCCATTTTTCTTTTAAGTAATTTTGTTTATCCTTGCTGGGTTGTTTTTCTTGTTTGTGTTGAATAGAGTATAATACATTTTCATTAAATACATCAATATAATGTTGAAATAATTTCAAGTCCTGTATCTGTTCTTGGGGAGTTAATGGTCACCCAGTTGGATTTCCAAATAATATCGCCATTTGCGAATTATCCCCATCCCGACAAAAGTCTTCGTATAATGCAATTTGTGCGTTCATTTCTTTTTGTTATAGTAATTGTTGTTATTTTTAATTATTTCAATTTTTTTTACACGTAAGATTATCCTGGGTGGCGCGCGGGCGCACTACACCATGCTTTCATTTATATAGCAATGCATAATACTTTGTGAGTGACTCGTAGTGCGCCCACGCGACACTTATTTCCCAAGTTCAATGAAAGGTTTATTGTTCCTTTGCCCGTTCTTTCGACAAGTAAACCTTCCTCTTTTCAATCCTTTTCTTTTAAATATACTTTTAGTACAAATACCAATAGAACGAGGTTCAGATTTGACTGAATTGCCTACTTTTTTAATACATCTACATAATTTATCAGACAATACTTGTTCTGCACGATTTTTTAATGTAGTTTTATTTTTTGGAATTGTCAGATTATAATAGTTTAATATCTTTGTATAATCTGATTGATTTAATTTAATTGTCATTATTATAATATATAAATATTTTATGACGAAAATAGTGGTTTTCGATATAGATGAAACCATGGGCTATTTTTCTAAATTAGGTAAAATATGGCAAATTTTAAATAATCATGCAAAAGCTAAATCCAAAGCTAAATTAGGACAATCTGATTTCAATGTATTGCTAGAGTTATTCCCTGAATTTATTCGTCCACATTTATTAACTATACTAACTTATATTAAATATCAAAAAAAAATGGATAAATGCAATCAAGTTATGATTTATACAAATAATCAATCTTCTGCTGACTGGATACAATATATTAAAACTTATTTTGAAATAAAATTAAAATATCCTTTATTTGATAAAATAATAAGTGCTTTTAAAATTAATGGGAAAAGAATAGAACCAAATCGAACAACTCATAAAAAAACACACCAAGACTTATTAAGTTGTTCTAAAATACCAATAAATGCACAAATTTGTTTTATAGATAATACTTATTATAAAGATATGGATGTAGATAATGTAGTTTATATTAAAGTAAAACCATATATTTATGATTTAACTAATGAAGTAATCACAAATAGAATAACTAGTTTAATAAAAATACCAATATTATTTCAGTTTTCTTATACTGAGAAATCTAGCACAGAATATGAAATTGATAAAATTGTAAGTAAAAAACTCATGCTTTACTTACAAAATTTTTTTAAATAATGGTATTCTATGAATGACCCAAAAAATTATAAAACAAGTAAAGAATTACAGGAAATATTAGATAATCCAAAACCAGAACATTATTCTCTTTTTAAAGGTAATGTAAGTCGAAAATCTAATGGTGCTAGAGTAAGTGCTGCAAAATTTTATTCAAAAGGAAATTATAATAAAAAAGCATCTATTAGAGCAAGAAATTCGGCATCACTGCGTCGTTCGCAACGTAGACGTGAAATTGTAAATATTGTAAACCGTAAATCAAACCGTAAATCAAACCGTAAATCAAACCGTAAATCATTTATGCAATTAAAACAAAATAAAGAACCTCCAAAAATACAAGAACCACAAAATTGGTTAAAAAATTTATTTGGATTAGATAGTCAACCAATAAAACCAATACAAACTCAACCACCAATAAAAAAACTAATCCAATCCAATCCTACTAATTTATTAGGAATATTAACACAAAATAATTTTCAAGTTGTGCCCAATGATGGAGGAGGGGATTGTTTTTTTCTTACAATTAGTGAAGGATTAAAATCTTATAATTCATCTTATTCACAAAATCTTCGTAAATTAGTTTCAAGTAATACTACAAAACAAATGTTTGCTGAGTATGATAATCAACAATGGCAATTATTTATAGCAAATGACCGTAGAGGTATTACATATATAAGACAAATATATGGAGATAATTATAATAAAAATAATGTGAATAAAATTAGACAAGAATTAAGTAAACCTATGAACAAACAAGATAATAATGAAATAAATAATTTAATATATACTTTACATAATCCAAATTTGTTTCCTACATTTAAATTGTATTTAGAATCTTCAAATTATTGGGCAGATACTTTGGCAGTTACTTTATTAAGACGTCTATTAAATGTTCAGTTTATTATTTTTGATTCAAATCAAAATAATATTAACTGCATTTTGAATGAAAATAATAACAAAAATATCTATAATGGATATATTTTAATTTGGTGGACTAGTCCAACACATTATGAATTAATTATATATAATAATCCAACTGATAATAAACAATATGGATTTTTCACTTTTGCAACACTACCTCCTATAATTAAATCAATGATAAATAGTTTTGTAATTAAATCACCTGAATGTAATAATGATGTTAATTTTCCAATAATTTAATATTCTTTTATAATATTATGTGTAATAATTTAGAATCTAGTATGAGAATAGTGGATGTTAGTAATGAACGAATATTTGCTAGAAACTTTCCTTCTCAAAATCTTCAATCTTATTTAAGTGTTCGCCCTGTAATGACAAAGTATTCAATTTTACCTATTGTTGACCCAAGAACACCAGCACATGTACCTATGAAAGTTGAAGCAACTTATAATTCAAAATATACATTTAATCCTGGAAATACAACAAGTCCATGGTCAGGATTTGCTAGTAATGTAAATGTTGAATCCGAATTAAGGAATCAAATCTATGCACTACAAAAATGTAGTCAATCTGTTTATGTCCCATCATCAGAAAGTGATTTATATCAATTTACTATGCAAAATAAAAATGCTACGAACCAACCTTTTCCTGAATTATTTAAAACAAATATTTATAGTGATTTTAATCCAAATAGCGAACAAATTGCACAAGGCTCATTTTATAATCATACACGACAACAAATGAAACAATATGGTGATACTAATGAAGAGTGTTAAGTATAAAGAGTATTAAGTATAAAGAGTGTTAAGTATAAAGAGTGTTAAGTATAAAGAGTGTTAAGTATAAAGAGTGTTAAGTATAAAGAGTGTTAACTAATTTAATTTACTTGTCAAATATATGTCAATTACTTCAGATTTTTTTATCAAAGAGATTGCTTTAGAGAAAGAAGAGAGAAAAGAAGAAACACAACCCCCTCTAATTAAGGAACCACTAATTTATGATTCAACTTCTGAAATTACACTTGAATTTTTAATGAATAAACAAGCTTATTTAAAATATATTAGTAAAGATGGTGTAAAAATAGCAAATAATTTAAAAGATAAACATTTTTATAAAAAACGTATTTATGATTTAACAAAACAATTAATGCATAATGAATTATCTGATTCTAATGATATCAATAATGCTTTTGATAATTATATAAACTATTGTATTCAACATTTTAAACTAGTAGATACAACAGATATTTTGCAAGAAGATTATGCAAATATGCCTTCAGAAGAATTGTGCAATTATGATGTAGAAAATAGTAAACAACAAATTAATGAATATATTACTCGACAAATAAAATATAATCAACCTAATTCTTTAGAAAAAATGGTGAAACGAACTATTATTCAATCAGATAAACCCGCACCAATTCTTCCAAAAGTAAAAGAAGTTAATTTGACAGACCCTGCATTACGATTTAAGGGAATAAAAAGTGAGTTAGATGTGCCGGGGCAAAAGAATGAACCGGGGCAAAAGAATGACCAAAAGAATGACCAAAAGAATGAGTTAGATGTTCCGGGGCAAAAGAATGACCAAAAGAATGACCAAAAGAATGAGTTAGATGTGCCGGGGCAAAAGAATGGCCAAAAGAATAAACCGACTCAAAAAAAGGGTAAAAATAATAATATTGATAATAGTAATGAGAAGAAGGTCTAAACAAAGAAAGGCCAAAAGTACTCGTAAAAGAGGTAAAAAAGGTGGTTCTAATGGTTCTAATGGTTCTAATAAATCGGCAACCACTTTTAAAAATCTTCAATGTAGTCCAAATCCAGAAAATAAAAAAGATTATTCTTGTTTAGATGATACTACTTTATTTAAATTAAAAGAATTATGGAATTTACGTCACTCTGATGCGAAAATAGTTAGTAATAATCCAAAAGATATTTGGTCTCAAATTAAAGTATATTTGAAAAATGTTTGCAATAAAGAATCTTGTTGGTTAAAACAACAATTTGTACAAGGTAAATTAGATAAAGAATTACGTAATTCATTTGCACCCAAATCCCCAGAAGAATGGAAAAAAAAACCTAATGAATGGTTATCTAGTGTTGATATTTTAGATGTTATGAAACAATATGAACGAGCTTATAAATGTTTTGAATTTATGGGACCTTCACCTATTGATTTTGATACGAAAATGTATGGTTCAGAATGTGTTTGGCCAGAATTATGTAAATTTAGTTTAAAAGAACAAATTGCTTCTGGTAAAACTAAAATAGGAATTATATTTAATACAGATACACATGATAAAGGAGGCGAACATTGGTTAAGTATGTTTATTAATATTAAAAAGAAAGATATATTTGTTTTTGATAGTGCTGGAGATATGCCTGATAAAGAAATACAAGTATTAATTGATAGAATTGTAAAACAAGGAACACAATTAGCAATACCTATTACTTTTAAAGTTGATTATAATTATCCAGTAGAACATCAATTAGGTAGTTCTGCATGTGGTATGTATTCACTTTATTTTATAGTTCATATGTTGGAAGATAAATTAACAGGTCATTATTTAAAAACTCATACTATTCGTGATAAATTTGTAGATAAATTCCGTAAAATATATTTTAATGAAGATATATAATATGAAGAAGAATATGAAGAATATGAAGAATAGTAAAACTAGAAAACATAAAAGAAATAAACGAACTAAACGAAATAATAAAACTAGAAATATACATAAATTAATTGGAGGAGAATATAACAAAGGAGATGAATGTACTATATGTATGGACAAAAAAATAGAAGATGATGCAGTATGTATTTTTAATTGTGCAAGTACAAATCAGCATCTTATGTGTAATGAATGTACTTCAAGATGTATTATATCAAGACGAAACATTTGCCCAGTATGTAGGGCACTGCGTAATAATATTATTCCAAATAATTTAGTAATACCGCCGCAACCAATACAGCAACCAAGAATATATTATAATCCACCAGGAATAATGTATATACACCAACCTGATAATACTCCACCATGGTGTATTATAATTGGTGCAGGGTTGTTTTTATTTTTACTTATATTTGATTCTTTTAGTACTACATATGGTGGTAGTAAATATTCATCAAATTCTAAAAGTTCTAAAAGTAATTCAGTTATTGAAGATATTTATATAATGTATTTAACAGATACAAATGAATATAATTATTTACATTTTTCACAAAAGGAATTAGATTACTATAAAAATAATTATTTAGAAATGTTTCAAGAAAAAGATAAAAATATTACTCTAAAAACATTATGTAATGTAGTTATTGAATTTAATCCAAGTATTAATTCTTCATTTTTAAAAAATAAAGTTAGTCAAATAAATAAATTAATAGATGAAGAGATATAAACATATATACTGCAACAAATATATATGTTTTTAGCAAAAGGAAATATTGACATTCTTTGGGAAATTATACGAGAACAACTCCCATCTATAAATCAACAATTATTTATAAAATATATTCATTTATTTGAAGAAAGAGAGAAATCTTCTGGTAAAACACTTTATCAATTAAATACTACTTTTATAACAACAATTATTAAAGATATGGAAATGAAACAGCAGCAGCAGCAGCAGCAACAGCAAGACCAAGGTCCTATCAAATTAAAAATACAAGATACACCAACAAATTATTCAATTACAGCTGAAGAATTGCATACAGAGAGAATGGATTCCTTTTCAAAAGAATTTAATAAAAAACAAAATGAATTTACTAGTATGATGACATTAAATAAACCAGCTGTACCTAATTTTACAGATACTTCTGGACAAGATGAACCTAAAATTGGCGCAGAAATGGAAAATTTAATTGCGCAAACTTTAGCACAAAGAAATTTTGATATTGAACAAATTCATAGTAGTCAAAGTAATCAAGTAGTTAATTTAAAAGGAAAAGAAACACATGAATTATCAGTAAAAGAATCAGTTGATTTAACTAAACATATTACATGGTCTAATAATATAGAATCTTTTTTTGATGAAAATTCTTCCTCCTCTACTAACGAGTTAGCTGATTTCTCATTACCAAAAAAAACAGATTCTATTTTTTCCAAACTAAAAACAATTAAACCAATTGATGAAGATATAAAAGAAATAAAAGATAAATTAAATAAAATTATGCTACATTTAAATATTCAGTAATGGTATATGAATAAAAATAATTATGCTCTTATTTATGCAAGTATATTGTATTTGTTTATGTTTATATATCAATTATAGAATGGAGTTTACATAAATATATTATGCATGGATTAGGAATTGGTGGTTCTCTTTCAAAAATGATGGGTATGACTGCTAATAATTCACATATACAACATCATAAAGAAACATATTTAGACCAAACATTACCTGCTGAACATGTAGTAGAAGGATTAATATTTAATTGGCTTCATATGGAAATGATTGCGACATTACTATTATTTTTAGTTGGGACAGTTATTTTATGGAAATATACAATTGTTA